GATGTGAAAAGCGCGGTATATCCTCATAAAATGAGGAAAACGCTTGGAATGAATTTAAAAAACAGAAAGGTTGATATCGGTATCATCCAAGAGATTTTAGGACATGCAAGCCCAGCAGTAACAAGCATGTATTATGCGCAGTCTACACCGGAGACGTTAAGAAATGTCCGAGAAATGGTACAGATTTAAGGAGCCGATTTAATGAATTTAAGATTTGGAGGAGGATTAATGAAAGGTTTTTTGAAAGATGGAAAGGATTATACGCCTTGTGGAACTTGCAAGCATAAGGGAAAGATGACTGTTGAAGCACCTTGTTATAATTGCATTGACATAATGGATTTAACTCTTCATAAACCAAATTACGAAACTGAATTTGTAAATTATGAGAAAGTAGATTCTCAATTAAACTGAAATTCTGCATGCTCCTGGCAGGACAATAATGAGGAGAGCGTATAAGAATATAATGGTAACCAACAAGGTGTATCATCACAAAGCGGTGATACACCTTTATTTTAATTGAAATAAAATGAAAATAGGGTGATAGTATGAACCTTAACCAGATACAAAGAAAGCTGCAAAGAGCGTTGCTCACAAAGCGGTTTGTAACAAAGATAGGCACAAGCCAGTTTTACAGCGCAGACCAGAACCGGATGATAACTATGTACAGCGTGAGCACACCTACACTGCAATACGTGCGGGATAAGTGGAAGACAAAGGACTATGAGATTATTCGGACGGCATCACAGGTGGATGTTGTTATGGTACTGAAAGAGATGTGGGAAGCGCTGGAGGACTGGAAGTAATGACAGGATGGTGAGTAGATGGCCGAGCTTACGCCGAAGCGGGAAGCGTTCGCGAAAAATTTCATAGAAAACGGCGGGAATGCAACTGATGCGGCGAGAAAAGCTGGATATAAGAAGCCAGAACAGGAAGGATGCAGACTGTTGAAGAATGCTGATGTTTTGGCCTATATAGCGGACAAACAGGCAGAACTTGATAGGCGCAACGGTACTGACACCATGTCCCTTGCTGATATCCAGAAGCGCCGCGCCATGATCGCACGGGGGGAAGTAAAGGATTCTTTTGGCTTCGCTCCGGCTTTTTCCGAACAGCTAAAGGCCATGTCCGATTTGGAGAAAGCTATAGCCGTAAAAGAGGAAAAAGAAGCACAGCAGAAGGCAGAAGAGGAAGCCAGAACGGCAAAAGAATATCACATCGATCTTGATGTGGTGGCGGATGTATTCCACCCGATGATTCGCGACATCCGGCGCGGCATGCATACGGAGTATGTGCTTCCAGGCGGGCGAGGATCCTCGAAATCGTCTTGCATATCATGTATTATCCCGGAGCTGATAAAAAAACATCCTGATATGCATGCGCTTGTGCTGCGAAAAGTCGGAAACACCATAAAAGATTCTGTATATGCGCAGCTACAATGGGCGATCTCAAAGCTTGGCATTGATGCAGAGTTTAAATTCAAACAATCGCCTTTTGAGATTACGTATAAGCCAACCGGACAGAAAATCTATTTCCGAGGCGCGGATGATCCGATTAAAATAAAATCAATTAAGCCGAAGTTCGGATATATCGGTATTGTGTGGTTCGAGGAATTAGACCAGTTTGCCGGACCGGAAGAAGTTAGAAGTATCCAGCAGTCTGCTATACGTGGCGGCGACAAAGCATATAAGTTTAAATCATTTAACCCACCGAGAAGCAAGATCAACTGGGCCAATAAGTATACTGTAGAGGCAGAGTTTAAAAACGCGAGCGCCGTTGTTATGCGAAGCACATACAAAGATGTCCCTGATGACTGGCTGGGAGAGGAATTTCTTAACGATGCAGAACATCTAAAAGAGGTCAATCCAAGCGCATATGAAAATGAGTATATGGGTGAAGCGAACGGAAACGGCGGCAACGTCTTCGAATTTATCGAAGAGCGCACTATCACAGATGAAGAAATCAAAATCATGGATCGCATATATCAAGGTGTTGACTGGGGATGGTACCCAGATAAATATGCTTTTGTAAGGATATATTACGATTCGGCGCGCGAAACCATATATTTCATAGACGAGATTTATGAAAACAAGAAAAAGAACAGCTGGACAGCCGCCGAAATCAAACGGCGCAAATATGATGACTATGTTATAACATGCGATAGTGCAGAGCCAAAATCTGTTGAGGATTACAGAGATTCAGGGCTACCAGCCAGAGCAGCACATAAAGGACCTGGCAGCATTGAGTACTCAATGAAGTGGTTACAAGGGAAAAAATTTGTCATGGACCCGAACAGAACGCCTAACGCTTGCAACGAATTTAAAGAGTATGAGTACGAGCGGGATAAGGACGGCAACGTCATAAGCGGATATCCAGACAAAAATAACCATCTCATTGATGCGACCCGTTACGCTACGGAATCGCTGTGGGAGAGACGGGGGAATAGTGCATAGTGGGAATATTATCAACGATAAAAAGGTGGTTTAACATGATTTTTAAACGGCAGGCAGAGAACGACTTTGATGTGGAATCCATCGTATCTCCAGAGATGGAAAAAGCTATAGATCAGTGTGCGAAGATATACCACGGTCAGCCGGAGTGGTTGGACGATGATGAGGGTATTAAGACTATCAATTTTGCAAAGGCTCTTTGCTCTGAGACAGCCCGCCTAGTAACTCTTGGAATTGGTATACACCTGGAAGGCAGTGACCGGGCGGAATGGCTACAGCAGCAGATAGATTTAGTTTATCCAAAGCTTCGAGACTGGGTGGAGTACGGCTGTGCATATGGTACGGTGTTTTTAAAGCCAAACGGCACAAGCCTGGATGCATTTACCCCGGCGGACGTGCTGCTTGTTGATTACGACAATCTTGCTGTGCGCGGCATTATCTTCAAGGATTCGTACCAGTCCGGGAAGAAATGGTACACCCGTCTGGAATATCACAGATTTGTTGAGACGGTGCAGGATGGTGTGACGATCTATCCTTACTATGTAAGCAACCGAGCGTACGTTTCTAAGTCGGAGGAAAGTCTGGGAGACCCGATACCGCTTACGCAAACCAAATGGGCCGATATGTTGGAGGACACACCGCCGATTCTTAAGGCATCCGGGGAGCCACTGGACAAGCCAATGTTCGGTATCTTCCGCACGCCGCAGGCAAACAACGTAGATATATCGTCCCCACTGGGGCTTCCGATATTCCGCGAAGCCGTGGAAGAACTGAAAGACCTTGACATAGCATACAGCCGGAATGCGGGAGAGATATTTGACAGTCAAAAAATTATTCTGGCCGATGATCGTCTGCTTTACGAAAGCGGAAAGAGTATAAAACACCGCGGCCCGGCTGATGCAAAGGGATTGCCACATTATGTAAAAAACGTGTTTGGCAATGATCAGAAAGAATTTTATCAGGAAATCAACCCACAGCTTAACACAGATGTCAGAATCAAGGGAATCAATCATTTGTTAAGTCAGATAGGATACAAGGCCGGATTCGCAAACGGGTACTTTGTTTTTAATGAGTCTTCCGGAATCCAGACGGCAACAGGTGTAGAAGCCGACCAGCAGCGCACTGTCCAGTTTATCAAGGATGTGCGTGATCAACTGGAAGCGTGTCTTGATGATACTGTATATGCCCTTAATGTGTACGCGGATCTGTACGGCCTATCACCTGTAGGGACGTATGATGTCATCTACGACTTTGGGGATATCCTTTATGATCGCGAAGCTGACCGTGGCAGATGGTGGCAGTATGTGGCACAAGGAAAAGTCCCGGCATGGATGTATTTTGTCAAATTTGAGGGTATGACAGAAGAGGACGCAAAAGCAATGGTGGAAGAAGCACAACCGAAAGAAAAAGGACTATTTGAAGAGGAGTAGGTGAGGAATGCTGACACCAAATTATCTGAGACAAATAGCAGAGGGTAGCGAGGATATAGCATCTTCGCTACATAACTATATTATCAGCCGAATCATAGAAGCTGTCATGATCCGCCTGGGGCGTGGAGAAAAATATATATTTACCTCTTCCGACCGGTGGCGCCTACAAATATTGCAAGATGCCGGATACTTGCTGGAAGATATTACACAGGAAATCGCTATCCGTACGCGCTTACAAAGAAAAGAAGTTGCCTCAGCAATGGAGGATGCAAACGTAAAAGCTGCGGCCTATGATAACTCCATATACGAAGCGGCTGGGATTGCACCAGAAGCGTTGGAACAGTCCCCGGTGCTATTGCGAATGTTGCAAAGAGACTATGAGGCTACTATGGGAGAGTGGTCAAACATGACCAGAACAACAGCGGAAGCGGCTCAAAGCCTTTTTATAAGCGAATGCGATAGTGCATATCATAAGGTTATGAGTGGTGCTGTCTCTTACACACAGGCTGTAAAAGAGGCTGTTGACACTATATCGCAGAATGGCGTTGTGGTGCAGTATCCAACAGGGCACAAAGATACACTTGAGACAGCTACGGCACGGGCTGTTCGTACGGGAATCGCCCAGGCAGCCGGTGATATATCTATGGAGCGCATGAAGGAACAGGAGTGGGATATAATCCTTGTGTCGGCACATATTGGGGCGCGAACGGGAGACGGCGGGCAGAATCCAGGTAACCATTTGTGGTGGCAAGGACAGTTTTACAGCCGGACGGGGCAAGATAAACGATACCCGCCATTTTCTGTGACTGGATACGGGACAGGCGAAGGGTTAAGTGGCTGGAACTGCCGCCACAGCTTTGGACCCGGTGACGGGGTAAACAACCCGTATAAGGATATAGAGACAGAGGATAATGTGAGGCTGGAAAAGTTAGAGCAGAGGCAGCGAGCATTAGAGCGAAGAATCAGAAAGACAAAGCAAATGGTTATGGGCTTGCAAACGGCTGTAGACACCTGCAATGATGATGCACTGAGGATAGAACTACAAGAGGAGTTAGATCGAAAGTCGTATCTTTTACAGAGGCAGAACCGGGCGTACAATGATTTTTGCAAAGCCAATGACTTACGTCTACTGGATGACCGCCTCAGAATTGCCAAATGGGGAAGAGAACAGGCGGCAAAGGCGCGAGGAGCGGCAAAAAGATATGCGTATTTGAAGAAAGGATAATGCTATGAAATATGATGTTGAGTGGGAGTATTACAATCCGAATCCAGCCGGTAAGCGCGTAGGTGACTGCGTTATCCGGGCCATCTGTAAGGCAACAGGGCAGGACTGGGAGACGGTTTTCTCCGGCATCATGGTAAAGGCTTGTATGCTGTCTGATATGCCAAGTGCTAATTACGTATGGGGCGCATATCTAAAAGAAAAGGGATATCGACGGCATATGATAGACGATCATATCCAAAACATCTATACAGTAGCTGATTTTTGCACGGAGCATCAGCATGGGACGTACATACTTTGCATTGATGGCCATGTTGTTTGTGTGCAGGACGGACATATATACGATACCTGGGATAGCGGGGGAGAAATTCCTATATATTACTGGGAGAAAAATCATAACTAAGGAGTATACAATGGAAATGATTATACTGTACATAACAGCACACTGGGTATCATGGCTGTTTGGCCTTATATCAGTAGTACTTTCGGGAGCATATCATAAACTGTCTAAACAGCTGAAGACGGAACGCGCGAGAACAAATGCTATTAATGCGGGAGTTCTGGCACTTCTCCATGATCGGCTCTATCAGGCGTGTACGTTTTACTTAAAACGTAAGTACTGTACACTGGAAGACAGAGACAATCTTGAGTATATGTTTCGTCCATACAAGACACTTGGAGGCAATGGAACAGGCGAAGATCTTTATAATAGATGTCTGGCTCTACCATATGAGCCGATAGAAAGTGAGGGGTAATAGATCTCATCTTGAAAGTGTATGATTTTACAGTGCCGGAGCTAAACCACTTCCGGAAACTTGCGAATTTTACACCAGAGGAAAGAGCTTTATTTGAATACCGAGCCGCAGGCGTGCCAATGGAGATCTGCGCAGAAAACATGAATGTGAGCCTTGCCACCGCGAAGCGGATCAGCCGCCGGGTAAACTCAAAGATCATTCGCATATGTGGAACTTTATAGATACTTTATTGAGCCTTTGACGAACTGTCAGGGGCTTATTTTTTATGCCAAAATATAAGCGTGAAGAAGATGTTTTCCGATGACGATGAGGTAGAGATACCTATAAAAACCGATTACCACGATATTTTGATCTTTTTGGAAGAATTGGAGGAAATCGAACATGGCAGCATATCCGAACATGTATCAGCCATACCAGCCGTATCAGGATCGTATGGCGCAGATGAACCAATATCAGCCCGTCCCGCAGCCGATGGCACCGACAAATAACCAAGGAATACTCTGGGTGCAGGGAGAGACTGGGGCAAAGTCTTACCTTGTTGCGCCCGGATCAAGCGTACTGCTGATGGACAGCGAAGCGGAGCGGTTTTACATCAAGTCAACGGATGTATCCGGCATGCCGCAACCTTTACGCGTATTTGAGTATCACGAAATAAACGGCAGAATGCCACAGAAACAACCGGAAGCTGCCATGAATGATATGTATGTTACCCGTAAAGAGTACCAGGACCTTTTTGACAAATACAATGAGATTCTGGACAAGATAAATTCGTTTCCAGCAAGCGGCGGCTCTACTGCCAAACCAGAGAGCCGGAGATCAAAGGGAGGTGCGGCAGCAGATGAGTAACCCATTATTCCAAATGTTCGGCGGCATGCCGATGGGCGGCAACGGCCCCATGCAGATGATGCAGCAGTTTGCGCAGTTTAAGCAAAACTTTAAGGGAGACCCAAAAGCTGAGGTACAAAAGATGTTGCAGTCTGGCAGAATATCACAGGCGCAGCTTGATCAGGCTCAGCAGATGGCACAGCAGTTTCAACGGATGCTGGGCGGCATGAAATAGTACATTATCCTGGCCGGGAATGTAAATAAATCAAAGGAGATATCAATATGGATGGAACTTACAGCTTAGCCGACATTGCGGCGGCTACCGGAACCAACAACCGGAACAATGATGGAATGTTTGGCGGAGACGGTGTCTGGTGGCTCATCGTTTTATTCATTTTCGCTTTCTGCGGATGGGGTGGCAATGGCTGGGGAAACGGCGGAGGTGGAGCAGCCGGAAGCGCATACACCGATTCCGCAATCCAGCGTGGCTTTGACAACCAGGCAGTTATCAGCAAACTGGACGGCCTGTCCAGCGGCCTGTGTGATGGCTTCTATGCCATGAATAACGGTATGCTTACCGGATTCAACGGCATCAATACAAACGTCATGCAGACTGGCTTCGGCATCCAGCAGGCTATTAACGCCGACACTGTAGCCAACATGCAGAACACTAACGCACTCCAGGCGCAGCTTGCTCAGTGCTGCTGCGAGACCCGGGAAGCAATCCAGGGCGTAAATTACAACATGGCGCAGAACACCTGTGCACTCCAGAACACCATGAACAACAACACCAGAGACATTATCGACAGCCAGAACGCAGGAACCAGAGCTATTCTGGACTACCTGTGCAACGAGAAGATTTCTTCCCTCCAGGCTGAAAACAATGATCTCAGACGTGCTGCATCTCAGGATCGTCAGAGTGCATTGCTTACTACCGCTATGGCAGCACAGACCCAGCAGCTCATTAATGCGATCAATCCGGCACCGATTCCGGCATACCAGGTGCCGAACCCGAACGTATATTACGGCTGCAATACGGGCTGTAACTGCTGACAACAACATCATATCTGTATCTTCCAACCATATTCCTGACATCGGCAATATGGTTGGATGTTCGGCACAATGCCGGTATTACGCAAATCGGCAGGCTTAGACCTGCCTTTTTGCGATATGAAAAAGGAGAAAACAATATGGCTGAATATTTAGCTGTTGCCGCTCAGGAAGTGGCAGCAAACGGAAACGTGGTGTATACCAACACCGCTGTAAAAGGAACCGCATGCGTGCAGCACCGGGAAGGCAGCGGCATTGTTACCCTCAGAGGAATGACTAATCAGTGCAAGGCCCGCTATTTTGTTAGCTTTTCTGCGAATATCGCAGTGCCGACTGGAGGAACAGCGGAAGCAATTTCTCTTGCTATTGCAATCGGCGGTGAGCCTGTCTTATCGTCCCAGATGATTTCCACACCGACCGCGGTAGAAGCGTTTAACAACGTATCTGCCGGAATCTTTATTGATGTGCCGCGCGGATGCTGCTTTAATGTTGCGGTAGAGAATACCAGTACCCAGGCTATCACCGTAGCAAATGCAAATCTTGTGGTAACACGGGTAGCATAAGGAGGTGGGATGATGAGAGATATTAAAGATTTATGTGCACGTATTGAAGATGAGATATCTAACATTGCTGAAAAAGGCCTCACCTCCGGCAATCTGGACACGGCTTTTAAGCTGATTGATATGTATAAAGACATTAAAAACACAGAGTATTGGGATAAAAAGGGCGAGTATTATATGACCGTTTTGGAACAGATGCGTGTAGGTGACTACAGCGAGCGCCGCGGACGTGATAACATGGGGCGTTATAGCGCTTCTGATGGCCGAATGCCAGATTATGACCGCGGATCATCCTATATGCGCCGTGGTGAGCATTATGTGCGTGGACATTACAGCCGGAGCGATGGTCGAGATGCTTATGATGATTACATGACGCAAAAGCAGAGCTATCGATCCGGCAAATCAGAGGACTGTAAGCGTAAAATGCTGGCCGCATTAGAGGAACACTTGGATGGGCTTACGGCAGAAATCGGTGATATGTCAAAGGACGCAGAATGCCGCGAAGAACGCGATCTTGTGAAGCGCTATGTGGATAAGCTTAGAGATATGCTGTAGATGTGTGGACAAGGTACTTATAGATAAATGGTAGAATGTAGATGTGAAGAGGATTGGTTACTTTTCATGGTTTTATCACACACCTCCCGCGCACGTCCTTAATATAAACAGGCCATTCCTGGAGGTTGAAAAGCGGATGAAATTTCCGGCGTGCGCTTGCCAGATCAAAATTCAAGTGCTTTGACTGGCCTTGAATTTCCTCCTTTCACCTCGTAGCTGATAGGCTGTTAATGCGGCTTACGACCGCAGCGAGGATTCCGCTGCTATAAGCAGAGTTTTTCTTTTCCCCTTGTAAATGCCTGGTATGTAATCATGCCAGGCATTTTAGGACCGCTAGCTCAGCTGGTCAGAGCGCCCGGCTCATAACCGGGTGGTCCGGGGTTCAAGTCCCTGGCGGTCCATTTTGCTGGTATAGTTCAATGGAAGAACAATTGACTTGTAATCAATATGTTGTCGGTTCAAGTCCGGCTATCAGCTTTCGGCATTGCCAAGCGGTTAAGGCATGAGACTTTGACTCTCATAGCGCTGGTTCGAATCCGGCTGCCGGAGTTACCCCGCCCGTGGTCTATCGGGCTTAATCCATTACCTGCGGCGGCAGGTCAATAAACACGGCCAGGAGGATGATATGCAGAAACTTATTGAAACACTCAAATCATTTGGTATTGACATCCCGGAAGATAAGAAGGCAGATGTAAAAAAAGCATTGTCTGAGCATTACAAGAATGCCGGAGAAGTTTCTAAAACACTGTCAAAGGTCGAAAGTGAGCGTGACAGTTGGAAGGAACGGGCAGAGACAGCAGAAGCTACACTCAAAAGCTTTGATGGCATTGATCCAGAGAACGTCAAGGCAGAGGTCGACACATGGAAGCAAAAAGCAGCAGATGCAGAGAAAAATTTTAACAATAAAATTTATGAAAGAGATTTTGCTGATGCTCTTAAATCTGCACTGGAAGATGTTAAATTCTCTTCCGAGTCTGCTAAAAAGGCTGTTATGGCAGACATCAAAGACGCCGGTCTTAAGCTTAAGGATGGAAGGATACTGGGGCTTAATGATCTGCTGGATCAGATGAAAAAAGACGATGCGTCTGCATTTGTTGATGAAGATCAGCAGACCGCTATGCAGAACCAGGCGAGATTTACAACAGGGATAACCCGCAATAATCATCCGGGTGGAAAGATGACCAAAAAAGAAATCATGGACATCAAAGATACAAGCGAACGACAGGCTGCAATTGCAAGCAACATGTCACTGTTTGAGTGATCGTTGTTAATCCAGTGATTTGACTGGCGCCCAAATTACGGGCAGAAAGGGCTTAACTTTTATGGCAAAAGCAAATCTTATAAAAACAGAAAACATTCAGGTACGCGCGAGAGAGGTAGATTTTGTAACCAGATTTGAACGCAACTGGGAGCACTTATCCGAAATTCTTGGTGTGCTGAGAATGATAAAAAAAGAGCCGGGATCAACTCTGAAATCCAAATATGCAACCGGAACTTTACAGAGCGGTAAGGTCGCAGAGGGAGATGAAATTCCGTACTCCAAATTCGAGGTAAAAGAAAAAGAGTATGCTGAAATGGATGTGGAGAAGTACGCAAAGGCTGTATCCATCGAGGCAATCAAGACTTATGGCTACGATGTGGCTGTAGAGATGACAGACGAAGAGTTCCTCTTCCAGCTTCAGACGGATGTAACCGGAAGATTTTACACTTATCTTAAGACCGGTACCCTTACCTCTACCGAGAATACTTTCCAGATGGCTCTTGCTATGGCAAAAGGCCGCGTTGAGGACAAGTTCAAAAACATGCATCGTTCCATTCCGAATGGTATTGCAGGCTTTGTAAACATCCTTGATGTATATGAGTATCTTGGCGCTGCAAATATCACTATTCAGAACCAGTTCGGATTCCAGTATATGAAAGATTTTATGGGATTTAATACTGTGTTCCTGCTGTCCGACAGCGAGATCCCGCGTGGCAAGGTAATCGCTACACCGGTAGACAACATTGTTCTTTACTATGTTGATCCGAGCGATTCAGACTTTGCACGTGCTGGGCTCTCCTATACAGTGTCCGGCGAAACCAATCTGATCGGCTTCCATACTCAGGGCAACTACAGCACTGCTGTATCTGAGGCATTCGCAATCATGGGTATGGTGCTGTTTGCTGAGTATCTGGATGCTATTTCTGTGATTACATTTGGGACATCTCAGACTCTTGGCGATCTGACTGTACAGTCTACAGCTGGATCATCCAGCGGTACCACAAAGATTACTGTTAATCCGGAAAAGGGCAACGCTGGTAACGTCTATAAGTACAAAGTGGCATCTTCTGAGACCACTGTAGAGTATGGACAGAATGTGAAAAACTGGAGCGCATGGGACGGCAAGAGCGATATCACAGCGGCCAACGGCCAGGTTATCACTGTAGTTGAGTGCGACAGCACATATAAAGCGCTGAGCGCAGGTCATACGACTGTAACCGCACAGTAATGAGGAGGTTCCGGCATGGCATATGTAGATTATGAGTTTTACCAAAAATCATTTTTCGGCAATGTCGTGCCGGAATCTGATTTTATGAGGATGTCTGAGAGGGCAAGTGACTTTATTGACGGCTTGACATTTGACCGGCTGGCAGACGGATTACCGTCCGATGATCGGCAGCAGAAGCGCATCAAAAAGGCGGTCTGCTCACTGGCTGAATTAATGTATCAAATTGAGCTTGCTGAAAAGAATGCTATCAATCAGGCATCCGCAAATGTGACCGACACAAATGTCGGTGGCAAATCAACAGGTATTGTAACCTCTGTAAGTTCTGGCAGCGAATCCATCTCTTATGCCACACCTCAGCAGATCGGGGCGAGTGCAAAGGAATGGAGCGCGGTATATGCCGCTGCCGGAGATGCGCAGAAAACGAACGACTTACTCTTAAAGACAGCGTTACCGCTTCTGATGGGAGTAAGGACGGATGATGGAATACCAGTATTATATGCAGGGGTGTAAACGAAATGAATAGAGTAATGTGCTTTTTAACTGGCGGACACAGATTTAAAAGTCCTGCTGAATCAAAATGCAACGACAAATAAAAGACTTGTACGATTACGGAAACTTGCTGTAAATGTGGTAAGGTGTTTTCGTTTACTGGCACATACAAACAATTTGGCATTCCAGATGTGAGGTGAAAAATAATGGATATATCAACATTGGGCTCATGCGTAGCAATCGTTATGATCTGCTACATCGTGGGAATGGGCTGTAAAGCATCAAAAAGAATCTCTGATGAATGGATTCCAGTAATCATGGCGGTTATTGGTGGGATTCTCGGAGCAGTAGGAATGGGAATTATCCCAGATTTTCCGGCAACGGATTATATCACAGCAGTTGCGGTTGGTATGTTTAATGGGCTGTCGGCTACTGGTGTAAATCAGGTTATTAAGCAGACAACGCAGAAAGAATAATTAAAAGGCACATGTCGTGAGACAGCAGTAAGTCCTTTTCCTAAAATGAGATGGATTTATTATGCCAAGACCAACAAGAAATTTAACAAATCAAAGATTCGGAAGACTTATAGCCATTGATAAAGTTAATAAAACGGGGCAATCTCAGTGGCTTTGTAAATGTGATTGTGGAAACGAAGTAATTGTAGCTTCAAATAATTTGATTCGCAAAAATACACTTAGTTGCGGCTGTTATCAAAAAGATAGAGTGTCGGAAGCTAAGAAAATTCATGGAGATAGAAACACACGCTTATACACTATATGGGTAGATATGCGTAGACGCTGTTCCTATATTGGAGAGCCATCTTATAAAAACTATGGTGGCAGGGGCATTTCTGTTTGCGAAGAATGGGAAAAGTCATTCCTTGATTTTAAGGAATGGGCATTAGGAAATGGATATGCTGAAAATCTTACTATAGATAGAGTAAACGTGGATGGAAATTATTGTCCTGAAAATTGTAGATGGGCAACTTTGAAACAGCAAGCCAACAATAAAAGAGGCAATGTTTACGTTACTGTAAATGGGGAAACACATACATTAACAGAATGGAGTGAAATAACCGGGATTTCCTATAACACTATAACCAAGAGAAGATATCGTGGTTGGAGCGATGTGGACGCAGTTTCAACTCCCGTAAATGCGAGGTGAGATATATCTATAGCAAAATTATAACACTTTTCAATTATTACGAATCAGCCACAACAGGAGATGCGTACTGGTATCCTCATGTTTTATCCGGAGTTGACCTGATAACCGACCACGGCGCAATACTGAAAAAGTATGGCCCAGACAGTACCGACAATGCCGCGCTGCATATTGCTTACGCCCCAGACGGAGACAAGGTGATGGTGCAGCGGTCAGACGGTGCAGCGGTGCCGTGGATGACTCCGAAAGCATGGGCGGCGCAGGTCAATGATGAACTTCCGGACAGCATCACCTTCGGGCCAGAGGATTTTTTCTGGCAGGGTGAATGGACTGGCGGCATGGTTACTGAGGGTGACTACCGCAATGGTTTTTACCAGTACATGAACAGCAACCGCGACAATGTTTACAAGATAACCAGTGTAGGTGGTCCGTATACCGTTATCCCTCATTTTGAAATTTTAGGTAAGTAAATGAGCTCAAAGACACGACATTTTAAGGGTTTTTCCGTTGTTGATGGGGATGTACACGTAAAGATAGGATATGACCGTTTTGAAACGCAATACAAGCGGGCACAATACCAGCTTGACGGTGCTGTAATGAATAGCATGGTACCCTTTATGCCAATGGTTACAGGCAGCTTTATAAACACAACCAGAGCCGCTAGTTCTGCGGAACAGGGAACAGGAAAAGTATTTGCTGCTTATGGACCACAAGGCAGATACCTGTACGAGGGTAAAGTCATGGTTGACGAAAAGACCGGATCACCTAGGGCGAGGCGTGGAGCGCGGAAGGTGCTTGTGAGTGAATACACTGGCAAGACAAATGCGCGAGAAAACATATCTTACACGCATCAGGCACATCCTAAAGCGCAAGATCACTGGTTTGATGCTGCAAAAGAAGCGGACGGAAAGACATGGATTAAAGACGTTAAACGCATAGCCGGAGGAGGAAAACATGGATAGTAAGCCAATCGGCATGGATGCCAGCGGGTATGAGATTTTGACACGTGCCGTTAAATCGCTTTTAAATCAATATCCAGGTCTTAAGGATGGTGAAATCATTAAATTTGAAGAGCTTACTAAAGACTCTGGATTAGCCTTTTCGGCTGATAACGGCGCATTGGTGTACGCCGAAACTGAAGACGTATGCGGCGGCAGGCATCAAAAGTGCCAGTACCCGTTTTATGTTGTATACCGGACGGCCTCAAATAAAGAGAGGCTAAAGCTTAGCGCCCAAGAGTTCCTCGACACTCTTGGGAAGTGGCTGTGCCATGAACCGGTAGTAATAAATGGTGCTCAAACGCGTCTTACGACTTTCCCGGCATTGTCAGAAGGCCGGGTTATAAAACGAATCACTCGCGATAACTCATACGGACTGGAGCCAAATGAAAACGCAGTACAGGATTGGGTACTGCCGGTAACAGTTCAGTATACAAATGACATAGAATTTTAACCATAGAAAGGAAATAATAGCATGATTGAACGTAAGTACTTGGCGCATTACATTGACGCAGCTTTTAGCACATCAACTCCGACTTATGTAAGAATCGGAAAAAACCTGGAAGAGTACAATGAAGAGCTGAACCCTGATGTTGAGATTACAAAAAACATCTTAGGCGAACAGTCAGTGCAGCATTCAGGCTATGAAGTACAGTCAGATGTAGATCCTTTTTACTACGAAGAATATGACGATACGCTCAGCAACAAGATCATGGATCTGGCCAATACAAGAGCCACAGGCGATAAGTGCAAGACCACTATGGTTGATGTGCTGTTAAAGCCAGGATTAACCGAGGATGCTGCGCCTACTGCAGTATGGGCTTATAGAGAAGATGTTTACTTAATCCCGAACAGTGTAGGCGGCGATACATCCGGCATACAGACTCCATTTACTGTGTACAAAGCTGGAAACAGGGTTAAAGGTACATGGGATGTAAGCAAGAAAACATTCACACCATCAGATTTAGGTTAAAGGAGATTTAAATGGGAAAGCAGTTGGTACTGGATAACCGGGAGTGGATCGATATTGTTGACAGCAAAGGAAATGTGACAGGCGGATTTTACTGGAACCCTGCGGATCTGGATATAGTAAAACGCTATGAGAAAGTAACAGCAGAATTTGAAAATATACAGCTTCCGGAAGGGGATGACATAGACAAATTGTATGCGGCATCCGATAAGGTGTCAGAGCTGTTTGATTATCTGTTAAATACTCATGCTTCAGAGGATCTTTTTGCAGGTGCAAATCCTTTCACACCACGCCCGGACGGTACTCTTTTATGTGAGTATGTCATGAATGTGCTGGCATCGTTTATTGAAAAAGAGCTGGATGTGCGAATCCGTAAAACCAGCGCAAAGGTAAAGAAGTACACAGAGAAGTATAAAAAATGATAGGTTATGGACTTCCGACAACAATAAATATTGAGGGAAATGAGTATGATATCCAGTCGGATTTTAGAGCCGTGCTGGATATTCTCATAGCCTGCGAGGATCCGGATTTAAGTGACATTGAAAAGCAGGATGTTATGTATCAAATCCTATATAAAGATGCGAATCAGATTCCGGCACACTGCTATGCAGAGGCATGCAAAAAGGCAGCAGATTTTATAGATGGCGGCATGGAAGATACTAGGAAAAAGCCACAGAAAAAAGTGATTGACTGGCAGCGTGATGCGGCTATGATCATGCCAGCAGTCAATAAAGTGGCTGGGCGAGAGCTGCGCGCAGAAAAATATATGCACTGGTGGACGTTTTTAGGCTATTTTATGGAGATTGAGGATGGCCTTTTTTCACAAGTACTGTCCATACGTCAAAAAAAAGCTAAGCATAAAAAGCTGGAAAAATGGGAAAGAGAGTTTGAACGGGAAAACAGCGATCTGGTAAAACTCCCAACTGTGCAGAGCGAAGAACAGAAAAAAGAGATTGAGAACCTTGAAAAATGGCTGTAAGGAGGCGTAAGCGTGCAGGCAGATGGAACAATAGTTATCGATACAACCATAGCAGATGATGGCTTTAAGGCTGGATCCAAAGACATAGAGCTGGCTGCCAAACGTATGGCCAAAACAGTCAGTAATGTAGGAGATAAAGCCAAGATCGCACTTCAGAAGCAACTGGATGCTTTCTCGAAGCTGAATGCTCAGTATGCAGCTCAGGAAAAAAAGGTTGAAGCTTTAAAGCAAAAAGTTGAAGAGTTTAACAACCAGAAGATTCCAACGGAAGAGTATAAAGCGATCCAAAAACAAATTGACGAAACAGAAAAAAAGCTTGCGGCGTTGACTGAACGTCAGGAAAAATTTGTAAACACCGGAGGCAAAACGAACAGCAAAGCTTATGCTGGCATGCAATACGAAATTGAACAGCTGAAAAAGACCCTTGAGTACGCAAAGGCCGAAAAAGAAGATCTTGAAAAAAGTGGCGGTGCATTTACTTCTGGGGCGGATACACCTGCCGCTCAGAAGGCAGCAGCCCAGCTGGAAGCTGAACAGCAAAAGCTTGAGGATACAAATAACCGGCTGAATACATCCTTTATGTCTCTAAAACAGAAGGTGCAGGAGTATGGCGGTATCTTGGAGAATGCAGCGGGATCAACGTCTAACTATAGCAATAGCATTGATAATGCACAAAAAAGAATGTCAGCCTTAAATAACAACGTAAAAAGGCTTGCGGGAGGCATGACACAAAAAGCTGCAGATGGAATTAAAAAAATTGGCAAGAATGCGAACTCCACTGCGCTGAGTTTGAAAAATCTGATTAAATATGGATTAGGCATTCGATCGCTATATGCGCTATTTAGCAAGATAAGAGGCGCTTTAGTTGATGGCTTTAAGAATTTGGCCCAGTACTCTGGAAACACAAATAAAGATATCTCTAGTTTGATGTCGTCACTTACTCAGCTAAAGAACAGCTTTGCAACAGCGTTTGCCCCTATTTTGTCAGCGGTGGCTCCAGCTTTAAATTACTTGATTGGACTTCTCAACACTGCGGTTACGGCAATCGCTCAGTTTATGGCGGCTTTGACAGGGAAAAGTACTGTAGTCAAGGCTACCAAGGTTCAGCAGGATTATGCGAAGTCACTAAAAAAGACTGGAAGCGCTGCAAAAGACGCCAAAGAAGAGCTGGCCGCATTTGATAAGCTAAATGTAAAAAAAGATGATAGTTCTTCTGGAAATGGCGGAGGTAGTGGCGGAGTATCTCCATCTGAGATGTTTGAAACTGTAGCAGTTTCCAGCGCTTTGACAAAGGCATTAGATGCAGTAAAGAAGAAATGGAATGATATAGCCGCGCTATTTGCTAAAGGCTTTAAAGTAGGTCTTGGAGACACAACTTCAAGATTTGCAACCATCATAAGTGGATTACAGCGTATAAAAGACAGCTTTAGTAACATTTTTTCTGATGCTAAAGTTCAGAACGCTGCTAAAGTCTGGGGAGAAAAAGTTGTTTATGATCTGGGAGTCATTGCAGGTTCGATTGCTTCTATAGGCGTCACACTGGCTACAAATTTGATCGGCGGATTTGCACAATACTTAGAAGATGCTCAGGATCGCATCAAACAATATATCATAGATATGTTTGATATAACTGGTGATATATCGGATATTGTAGCAAATTTTTCTGAGGCTTTTGCGTATGTATTTAGCGCTTTCTCAGATGAAAACGGTCAGACTTTTACAGCGAATTTGATTGGATTTTTTTCAAATGCTTTTATGGGATTGAGCGAACTGTTTGCCAAAACAGGTCGAGATTTTTTAGATACGCTCACTACCCCATTTATAAACAACAAGGATGAGTTCAAAAATGCTTTGGATAATATATTAGGCGTTGTTGCTCAGGTCATGGGTGACATTAAAGATGTGTTTACAGTGGCATTGGATGAAATAAATCAGGCCTATGACGAACATATAGCTCCAATGTTTGACGCATTTGCAGAAGGATTTACGAAGATATATGGAAGCGCATTGACAGCTTTTAATACGTACATTTTACCAGCTTTGCAGAAGGTGGCTGATAAATTTACAGAAGTAAAAAATCAGTATTTACAGCCGTTTTTCAGCAGCTTTGCGGATATGGTTGGACAATTGGCAGATACATTGACTGCCGCATGGAATCAATTATTAATGCCCTTATTGGATTGGATTGTGCAGACATTTGCACCATTAATAGGCAATGCTATTGAGAACATAGGAGGATTTTTTAATACATTCTTGTCAGTGGTAGGTGCTGTAGGAGAAGGCGTTACAGGCGTTTTAACTGGGCTGCTTGAATTTATCCAGGGCGTACTTACTTTGGATATAGAAACGGCGCTGAATGGCATTAAAGACATTTTCAAGAGCGTCTTTAATGGAATTGTGGCGCTTGTTGAAATCGCCGTTAATAGCATTATCAGCGGATTAAATAAAATCAGCTTTGATATCCCGGAATGGTCACCGGTTGCCGGTGGTCAGCATTTTGGATTTGATATATCTACAGTTAGACTTCCACGTCTTGCATCAGGAACAGTAGTACCGCCACGTGCCGGTGAATTTGCGGCTATCCTGGGCGATAACAAAAAGGAAACGGAAGTTGTATCCCCGCTGTCTACCATGAAGCAGGCCCTTAAGGAAGCATTACAGGAATCCGGCGGCTTGGGTGGTGGCGATATTGTAGGATACATCTATCTGGATGGAAAAGAAATGGGCGCATCTACTGTTAAATTTGTCCGTCAGGAAAAGAAAAGGACGGGAAAAAATCCTGTCTTAGTGTAGGAGGTAAGGCATGCAGAAAGACTATAGAGGTTATCTGGTAATGTTTGGGAACACACAGCTCCCAAACAGTTTCCTTACCCGGTACAGGTCAACACCGGACCAGCGAATAGAGAAAAAGGCTTGGCGAGATAATAATGAGTCCTTGCAGAGGGTGACCTCTCCTAATTTCAAAACGACTCTTAATCTGGAATTGAGACCATTATCCCAGAGGGAAAAGGATCTGTTTAATTCTATTAAGGCCAATGGCTTGCAGGATGCTACCCAAAAGAAGTACAGAGTGACCTACTGGAATTTAGATACATGTGTATATGGCACCGGTTCTTTTTATATCCCAGATACAGAGTTTGCTATTGACCACATAGCAGACAATGACACCGGTGAAATGTACTATGAGAAAGTAACCATTGAAATGATCCAGTATTAAGGAGTGGAGCAGATGATAGAGATCGATCAGGTTTATAAAGACCTGTTTAACGAATATGGTGGAAAAAGTCTTAAGCTGACTTTTTTTAAAGAAGAATATCATGCTCTATACCCGTCTGAAACACTGTATCCTTCAGAGGATTTATATCCTTCTGAAATGTCTGCGGACGCTGTGGATTTTTCCATAGAAGATGATCAGATAGTAACAGATTCCCTTGCCATTACAGAAAGCCTGTGTTCAGACGAAGATCTAAGCTTTGGATCGTGTGAGGCAGCCCGGTTTGAAATCACAGTAACGGGACTGACCCAGAGTATTTCAGGCCGCGAATTTATGGCTACAGAGTCATTTGGTGGCTATAACATAATCCTGGGCTTGTTTAAAGTAGAGTCTACACCCAAGCAGGAAGACAAGAATACCAGAAAGATAATAGCCTATGACAGGATGCAGCGTTTTGATGTAGATGTGTCCGGTTGGTATAATGCATTGAGTTTTCCAATGACATTAAAAGCATTTCGTAAATCACTCTGTTCATTTGTAGGTGTGCGGGAAGAAAATGCAGTTCTTGTTAATGATGAAATGCAGGTAGAAAAGACCATAAATCCTACAGCTTTGAAAGGGCGGGAAGTACTGCAGCAGATCTGCCAGATCAATGGAGTATTTGGAAACATCAATAAGAACGGGGAACTGCGGTATATCGCACTTCCGGAAAAAGAGGATATATCCGCGCGGATCACAATCTATCAGAATGCCGAGAGTGAAGAGTACACAGTTCCAGATATAGATACCGTACAGATCCGTCAGGAAGAAGGGGACATAGGCGGAACCAGCACGGGAGACGGTCAAAATGTTTATATCATTGAAGGAAACATGCTGGTATATGGCAAGACCACATCAGAGATGATAGGAATTGCCAATAACATTAAAAACGTCGTAAACGGTCTGGAATACCAGCCCGCAACCATATCTACAAACGGTTCCCCGTGGATTGAAATAGGGGATAGGATCAGTCTGGAGACTACAGACGGGATAGTTAATACCCTTGTGATGAAAAGAACCTTTACGGGCATTCAGGGAGCTATGGACAGCTATGAAAGCACTGGAAGTCAGGAATTATCAAGACCTTTTAGCATTGAAAGTGAATTGATACAGATAAAAGGCTTATCTGCTATTCTTAAGCGATCTGTAGAAGAAATATCAAATGAACTTACCAATCTGGAAGAGGGAACCAATTCCAAGTTTATCCAGATGGCTAATCAGATTTCCCTGGAAGTTACGAGAGCTACCGGTCAGGAAGCAGAACTGAGATCAGCTATTAACGTAGTCAGTGATAAGATTGAACTGAAAGTCAGCCAGGGAGACGTATCAAATCAGCTTTCGGTGGAAACCGGTGGGATCAGCATAAAAGGGAATCGTTTTAGCTGGAGTTCCACATATTCCTCTATGACGGCAGACGGTAAACTGACAGCAAGCAGCGGATCATTTACAGGTGATGTGGTGGCGAACAGTTTCAAAACCAATGATGGAAGTATTACATTGGCAAATGGAAAACTGAAGATTACCGGTGCAGAAATTGATGGAACTGCGAATACGAGTTCAATCGGTGCGAGTACGATTTACACAAACCATCTGGAAGTTGGAGGTAATGCGGTATTTAATTCAGGAGCGGATTTTTCAGGAGCGATTAACTGCCAAAATATCGATGCTAATCGAATAAGCTGTGTAAGCGTTTATTCATCAATGGCTGGGGAAACCTGGTCAGACATAAGATTAAAACATGACATCAGAGATGTTCATGAAAAGCTTGCTGTAGAAGTGATAAAAGGGCTGCGGCCGGTAGCCTATGCACTGAATGTAAACGATGCGGAAAGCCTGGGATTTATTGCACAGGAAGTAAAAAAAATGTGTGCAGATCTGGGCACGGAAATGCCATTGTATACTAAAAATGGTAAATATTATTCCATCCCGTACATAAATTACATCCCGGTGATAGTAAAGGCATTGCAATTTATCCTGCGGAGAGTGGAGGTTGATCATGGCTAAGGTAGAGTACAAAAAAGAGGATATCCAGCTTTTAACAGCACTACTTAATATGGTGGCTGTAAAAGGATTTGACAATATAAAGCTTATGGCACAGGCTGCGGCTATCCTTGACAGTGGAATCGTTAAAGAAATCCCGGAAAAACCACAGCAGTCCGGAAAGGAAGCAAAGAATGAAGCTGAGTGAGCTGTTTTATAGCATTATAGGCTGGGTGAACTACCCGGACACATCCACACCAGTTGGCAAGACAAATCTGCGCCATATGGATAATGGTATCCTGCAATGTGCGCAATATATCCTTGGCCTATCCCAGGACAAACTGGAAGCATCGGATGCGGCCAAATTTATAACTGGATGGGAAGTTGACACATCCACTTGGATTGTAACTGTAACACATAAGGATGGCACTGTAGAAACGGTAGATTTTCCTATTGAGATGATGCCAACGAAGCTTGATCTGGACGAAGACGGTAATCTCGTACTGGTCCAGCAGGACGGAACCATAAAGAAGATCAGCTTCCAGCGTTTTGTTTATAACGTTTCCAGTACAGCGACTATTGCAATGAACCTGGATGGAACGACTATATCTGCAAATGTGGTAGACGGGTCAATAACAGCAGATAAGCTAGAGCCTACATTGCAGAAGACTTTACGGCAGTATATGCTTGATGCTCAGACAGCAGCGCAAGAGGCAGAGGCATATAATAAATCATCTATAAGCTATGCTGTGGGTGGTACTGGTTCCAGAACAGGGGAAGATACTGATAACAGCAAATATTATAGCGAAAAGGCGAAAGAAGAAGCTGAAAAGGCTGGGACATATGCAAATCTGATCTTACCGGAGTTTTATCTGGATGCATCAACAGGGCATTTGATGTGCAAACAAGGAAAAACAGTAACAGTTAAAGTTGAAAATAACCATGTATTAGTGGAGGTGGCATAGTGGCAAGCACAACAGATCTTGGTAAGTGGATGCTTACCAATGGTGGAGAATACAATCCGGAAACAGCATATGAACAACTTACAATGGTAATGTATGAAAACAGTACGTATATTACCTTGAAGACTGTACAAGGCATCACACCTACAGATGATCACATTAATTATCAGCTGATGGCAAAAGGCTTTAACCCTACAGCCCTGGCATCAGTACAGGCAGAGGATACCAGCGGAGTGCTTGGAGAAGTGGGCGGTACAGTTTCTGCACAGGATTTGATAGATTGGGTAGTAGATCAGGCTGCCACTAAGCTACTTAAAATCAGCGATCTGGTAAGTGTGCAGACTAATGACGCGACTAAAGGTGTTTCTGCGGCACTGGCCTACGCCATGAACCAGAGCATTGATCAGCTAGATAGTAATTTAAACAGTTTAATAAAAATCGCAGAAGTTGGCGTAACTGACGCAATTCCGATAAATCCATCGTCAAAAGAAGTCAACACATCTATTAGTTTTCAAAAAAGTTATACTGATCCTATTGTTATTGCGACATTATGCGGCGGACAAGGGTATGTAGGAGCTGGCTGTAAAGTAATGAGCGTTAAAAATAATGGTGCCACTTTTAAGACGTATACAACATCGCCAGTTGGTTCCGATTATTCCTTTTATATTAGTTACCTTGTTGTCGTGAAAAATAATCAATTTAAATATAAAAGCTGACGCATATTGTAGTAATGGTAGTGGGGCCACATTAAAAATTCCTGCCAAAAACAGTCGAGACAGTTTCTTTCTTATTGGATTTAAATATGATTCATCAGGTGCAGCTGTTAACATAATTTGCGGGATTCTATCAAAAACATGGGAGTCTGTCGCAAGATACGCTTCTATTAATGGAGATAGCCCCGATAGTGTAACTTTTAATAAAGATACAAGACAGTACGAAGTATACATTAAAGGATTCGCGCTAATAACTGCTATAAATTTATTTAAATGATCATATAATCCATATGGCCTGTCCACGAATACTTGTATTATCCGAAACATTAGTTCCGTTTTTCTGTAATCCCACAGCTCCGTTACTTTGTATGCATAGCCTGTATTCGTTAGCAATATTTAGGTCATCAGAACTGGATACAGGAGCCCATATACCAGACAATATTTTTGGATAAAATCCAGATGGAATACGATCTGATGATGTCCATATTGCATTGCAGTATTGTAATACGCAAATATTCCCGTATACTTCAAGTATGGGGTTTGATAACTGGGAATTAATGCTATAATATTTCCGCGTTAAATTACTATATAGCGGAACAACTATGTGGAAGAAAAATCGGAAGATGTAAACAGAATTTACAAGTTGAGTACAAAGGAAAAAGAAAGGAAAAAAAGAATGAATGAAAAATTAAAGTTAAAAAATAAAAAAGAATTTGATTTAGTAGTAAACGGGCTTGATGCGTTTAGTGACAGCCTTAAGCTGACATTTTTGTCGGCTGACAACCTTGAAGATCTGATTGCCATCTTTTCTAACGCTGCCAACACAGATCAGATAAAAATCATCAATAGCACTGGGGAGACATTATCCGTGTATGATGGCTATACTGTTTTGGGCAATCCCAAGAGCGTAAATGACAATGCACAGATACAGCCTACAACGTATAACGATGACGGCAGCGTAAAAGCTGAAGCTGTAACGGGCAGGGCTGTGACACTGATTCTGTCCCAACCAGGAGTGACAGAACAGGTGAAACACAATAGAGCTGACATAGACTTTTTGGCTGTAATGACAGGAACCGATTTATAAGGAGGAGCGCATATGTTAAGTGTAAAGAACCTGGCTGAAAAATACTATCCAAAATATTGGGACAAAGATAGACTTAGAACTTTGGTACAGGCTGGAAAACTGACAGAAGAAGAGTATCAGGAGTTGACCGGAGAAAAATACTAAGTTTCACCGGTGCAAAAGAAAGGCGAAATTATGAGAGATATTACTTTATGCCATCCACGTTTACAGAAGCTGGCAACAGAATTGATTTCCAAGTGTGCCGCCAAAGGCTTGCAGATCAAAATCGGGGAAACTCTCAGGACAAAAGCAGAGCAAGATAATTTATATGCTCAGGGGCGTACAAAACCGGGAAATATCGTGACCAATGCCCCAGGCAGCAGTTACAGCAGTTATCACCAGTGGGGTACAGCCTTCGACATTTATCGTGCAGATGGCCGCGGCGCCTATTATGATTCAGATGGATTTTTTAGCAAGGTTGGCGCGATCGGCACATCCATCGGCTTGGAATGGGGTGGAAACTGGAAGAGTATTGTAGATAAACCACATTTTCAACTTCCAGACTGGGGAAGTGGTACCAGTGGGATTAAAAAGCTCTATAAAACTCCGGAAGAGTTTATGAAAACCTGGTCAGCCGTGGAAAAGCCGAAGATCATAGAAGGCTGGCAGCAGGAAAATGGCGGCTGGCGCTTCTATTTAAAAGACGGATCTGGGAAGTATGTTTCCAATGACTGGTACAAAGACGGAGAACTCTGGTACTGGTTCGACGGTGCCGGCATGATGGTTCATGATGTCTGGTATCAATACAAAGGGTCTTGGTACTATCTCGGCTCCGACGGGGCCATGCTAAAGGGCTTACAGACAATCAATGGCAAGTGGTACTACCTGAATCAGGACGGTCGCATGGCAACTGAACCAGTAGTACTTACTCCTGACCAGGACGGCGCTCTCCACTATCCAGGATTAGTACTATAATAGTCGTCACAATCTCCAGATGAGCCAGTTCTTCTGTACCAATATCTGTAAGGACTGCCTTGCATTCCTTATATGGCATGGAATAACGCTGGGAAAGATAACGCATGGATGCACCACCTATCTACCCATTGCAGCAGTCGTGTTGCATTTCGTGTTGCATAGAAAGCAAAAATATATTATTTGTGATATATTTATAGAGCAAGTGATAAATATTTATAACTCGCAAACCCGCATAAATGCTAGATTTCAGTGTTTTCGCGGGTTTGTGAGTTTTTACTTTAACGGGTTCGATTCCCGTTGTCTGCTCTTGAAAAATGGCTTATTTAAGCCATTTTTTATTGCGCGTGTTGCATTTCGTGTTGCATAGCTTCTAAAATGGCTTTTTTCCATCCCTCTGGATCTTCTTTTTTCAGCCGGTTCACAACTTCTTTTATGGATTCTTTTTCGCTTTTTTCGGTTCCCACGATGCTCTCAAAGTAGCTGTCAATTTTATCATCAACCTTTTGCCGCTCCGACGAAAATGTCTGCATGTAGATCTTTTTCATGACAGCATCCGACTTCCAGCCACCGCGCTCCTGAGCGTATTTATCCGGTATTTGCAGCAGGGCCATTACTGAGGCATTAAGATGTCTGAGGTCGTGAAACGTGATAGGGTCTTTTATACCGTAGCTTTTTTGTAAGCGTTTCCAGCGGTGGTGCAATGAAACATCAGTCATCGGCACCAGTACATCGCCAGGAACCTTGTCGATCAGACCTTTTATATAAGCCGGTATTTTGTGTTTGCGTTTTCTCGTGTTGTTCTTCGCTGTCTCTTTTCTTACAGCTTTTCCTTTTACGGTAATGACCGTCTCTTTTATTGTTATGTAATCACCATTAATTGATTTGGATTTTGTAAGACCGCGGATCTCCGATGCCGTGAACGACAGCCACATTGCAAGCAGCACCGGCAGCTCCATTTCGGTGCCGCGTACTATGTCCATTACTGTTTTTGCATCTGGCAGGTCAACCATTCTTTGCGTTGGCGTAGGTAATTGCAGATTGTCGGTGCGGATGTTTGTGTATTTGTGCAGCACAGAGGATACAAACCCCCATTCATTTTTCAGCCGCTTTGCTGTAAGGGTTTTACCCGGCTTCCCGTTGACAGGCCTCTGCGCTTCTTTGGCTATGGCGTTTTGCAGTAGATCTTCCGATATGTCACACAGGCGCATGTTAAAAAGATCCTGGAACCCGTTCCGCATGATACACTCATAGTCTTCTATGGTGGACGGAGACCTTTTCAATGTTCTGCACAGATCTATATATTTTTCTGCCGCCCCTCTAAGCGTCATATTCTCCTCTTGGTTGCGCCTTTCCGCTTCACGTGAATCTTTCTCTGCCATGTATTGTGCAGCTGCCAATTCGACCCGTTTGCGTCCTTTGGTTGACGGGTCATCATCCGTAAAGGACTGATATATTCTTTTTTGTTTCGGTTTTCCGTTTTGCATGACGGGTGTTCCGTCTGGATTTAAGACAGGCTCGTAGTGGTCAAACACCAGTACACGCCATGATCCTGAGGGTAATTTTTTTGCTTTTGCCATAGTCGCACACTCCTTTTGGGGTATAAAAAATACAGCCACCAGATTTTTACATGGTTTATCTTGCGTGACTGCCTGGAAATGTGATATTATACGGGTGTAGGCTTCGTGGTAGAAATATCACACTCCTAAAACGTCTGGTGTTGGTAGCGCCGGGCGTTTTTTATATTGGTGATATAACCATAGGTTTTTCTGATATGATAAAAATAAAAAGGATGGTATTTTATGTTTATATCAAAAAAACGATGGAATAACTTAGTAAATCGTGTTGAGCGTCTGGAAAGCATCGTCACTCCTGAGAATGCCCCCTCTCCTCTGCGGCAGATGAAAGCTGCTGTAAGAGAAGCTTTTGAATCTGGCGTTCATCTAGCTCAACAATCTGAAGAATTAAATAAAATCAAAAAGCATTATATTCCTTAGGATTAAATTTGTAGATATTAATATTCCCCATTGAGGTAAATTTGTCAATTCTCTTAACAATTAAATTTAATCCATGAAGCCTGATTTGGATTTTATAAGGTTGTATGTCTAAATTGGCTTTCCCTATATTCCCATCCTGCATAAAAAATATCTCTCCAAGAGAACAATAGACATATGATTCAAAACCACAGTATTCTTTTTTGGTAGCGTATTCGCAAAAATGTAAAACTGCCGGATACTTTGATAGTTTCATTTTTGGAGTATAAGGTACACACTGCACATATGTCCAAGGAAGACTATCCTTGTGCATTGGAACCGGAAAATCAAAATTTATGTTTTCTGTGCAAATATACATTTTTTTTGTGAATCCTGTATAAGCTTTAGATTTGACTAAAATCTGGTTAATAAAATCCAAAACAGATAAGGCAATATATTGATTATTCTTGTTTAACATAAACCAAGCAATGCCGTTGGAGTATGATAGGGTATCTACCCAGCACCATTCAAAGGGTATTTCACTAAATTGTTCCATATCTTTTATGGTAAAAGAATAATTTAATTTTCTTTTGTTCTCTTCTTGATTTTCTCTATTCTTTTCAATCTCTTTGCGTTCTAAAATTCGCTTTTCATCTTTCTCAATCATTTATAAATAAGATCACCACTCAATCAACGGGGCACCGTACTGATCGACACATCCCCCTTAAAACCTTTTGAATTTCAAGAACTCCTCAGCGTATCCGGTTAATGCGGATAGCTGATTCAATGTAAATCCCGGATGCTCCAACACAACGCTGTCCGGTACCAGCAACTCAGCAGCAAAAGTATGCGCTTCGATCTCTGCACGGTTCCGGTGCAAGCTGTCCGGCATCCAGTTAAAAAAGAAGTAATCTTCCTGATGCATTACGGCGTGACCCAGCTCATGGGCCGCAACCATCTTTTGTGTAGACTTATCCAGATCGCTGTTTATATAAATGAAGCGTTCACCCGCTATGGTTAAACAGCATCCGTATATCTTACCCAAAGGGCCAACCTGTGTATATACTCCCAGATGATCGGCGAGATCAATGGGGTCATTTGTATGATACATATTTGATAGCTCTGCGGCTGTCCTTTTTGCATCTGTCATGTTCCACTTCTCCTATTTTTTGCGCATACGTTCCATAAGCGCAACAGATATCTTGATCTGATCGAGCAGCAAGTTGATGCTCTCCTGATCTGCGGGCTGACCGTCAAAGTATAATGGTGCGTTTTCCCCGCTTTCCAACAGTTTCTTGATGCGGTTAAATTCCGCTTTTAAATCAATGTGCTCTTCCTGTGCAACGGCAACCTCCTCCTTTCCTGTAAGTACATAATCAACGGACACTCCAAAATATTTGGCAACTATTCCGGCGAGCCTTGAACTGCATACGGAATTTTTTGTTTTCCATGTGCTTATTGTTGAGGAGTTTACCCCGGTGTCTTTGCAGAAACGGTATGTCGTTATACCTTTTTCTTCGCACAGCATTTTAAAAATTTCATACATAGTTCGCACCTCAAAAAATAGTTTAGAAAATTGAGATAAAACTATTGACTAGTTCGGTTTGCCGTGCTATAGTATACACATAGTTCGGTGGAACGAGCTAAGCAAAAGAAATACCTCGGTGAAGTTGATTACTTCGATTGACACTCACAGTATATCACTAAACCGAACTATACGCAAGTATAATTGTACTTTTGCATAAAGTTTTTTGTCAGGAATGCAATTTTTGACGCAAAACTGCAAAAAGAAACTGCCCAGAGCACCATTCTGAACAGTTCTTTTCCAAATTTGTTTACCCTATGTACTTTGCAGGCATGAGCCGCATATGATGGTGCCAAATGCTTCTTGAAGCACTTTGCCACTTTCGCAGTTTTGGTTCTGCAATATGCCTAATCGCTGGCAAAACATTCAGCGCCGCCTTTGACCTGTTTAGGCTGTCGAGGTTTCAGTGTGGGCGGATTAAATGCAGAGAGAGCAGGCAAAGACAAAAGTTTGGTCAATAGACACCAGCTCCTTTCCTTGCCAAAAGGCATATATAGCATATCACAAACGCAAGGCAAACACAACTAAAAAGCACTATAAGGAGGTGATACATTGTCAAAAATGTATAACTGCGGTGAAATCGCAGAGCGGTACAGCGTAAAGATAATTACGGTGTGGGAGTGGATCAGAAAAAAGAAGCTCCCAGCGATCCGCATCGGTAAAGAATATCGGATTTCCGAGGATGATCTTAAAGCATTCGAGGATTCACGAAGAACAACAGGAAGGTTGTGAGAGAGAAAAGTGAAGAAAAGCGAAGAGGAGTATCTTTTTAATTACATAAGATACTTACAGCACAAAGTAAATCAACTGACCATTGCGGTATTGACCGGAGACAAGAGCGGATTGGAATATCCGAAAGCGGCTGATGTGCAGCCGGGTGAAAAAATTCCGTTAGGGCATTTGGCAGATGATTTACTTGAATTGAAAGGTTGTGAGAAAAGCAAGTGAGAAAATTCATTCACTGGTATTTCTGCGAACCAAGAAAGACGCTTCTGGAATGGTTCATGGCAAAATTCCCAAACTTTCCAGTATATGCACCAGTAATATCTTTGCTGTTGATAATGCTTCGTCCAGAAGTGGAATCTTGTATACATCATATCCAGCAAATAGTGCAACGACTGATATTGCTGTTGGTATTATGAATCGCATCCGTTCTTTGCGTTTGACGCGGAAATACATTTTTCCAAATCTATTTACCGCATAAATTCCATGCACACGATCGAGGAGACCAAGTCTCAAAAGATTATCAAGAATATTTTGATCGTACAGGCGGTTGGAACGAAAAAACAGTAAAAGATGTAGTGTTATTTTCTCTTTAAGAGATAGCTCAATGTTTGAAAAATCGATATGGTTCATAACTTCTCCTTTGAAATGAATTATATCACATAAGGAGTAAATAACCATAGGTTTTTTAATTTAAAAACCATAGGTTATGTAATCAGAAAACCTAATGTAAAGGTAAATGTTAATGTAAATGTAAAGGTAAATGTAAATAGCTGTATGCCCGGAGCTGGCAGGAGCCTCTCCGGCCCGTAAGTAGGCGCAACACGGTAGCAGTGCTACGCGTTAGATTGGATGCTTATGGGTTTTTACACTGGCTTTGAACACAAGAGCATTTACAAGATCGGGGGTAGTATGGCGCTTAAAAAAAAGACATACGCCGAGGAGAAAGGGGAAAACCTCCAGATACTCCTTGACGTAATCAAATCCCGCAAGCGCTATGACGATAATCGCATGGCTAAGATGGCGGGAATGAAACTGTCAACGTACCGGCTGAGAAAGCAGGATCCCGGCTCTATGCGGCTGAGGGAACTGTGGGCCATATTAAAGGCCGCAGGGATAGAGGACGGCGAAAAAACAGAGGTTATTTGAGAAACATGACACAAGATAAAGCAGATAAAACACTTGAATGGCAGGATATCGAAGAAATTATAGCTCAGGCATACAAAGATGCTGAAAAATGGTTTATAGCTTGGGTGTTCACAGCAATGGCATTATTAGTATCTAATTTGCTGTGGGCTATAAGGGGGTAAAGAAAAATGGCAAAGCTTAAGTTTATAAGTGAGTACAAGATGCCCAGTTATGTGGCTGTACGAAGTGAAAAAGAAGAGACCAAGAGACAGGAGAGAAGTTTTTTTCTCAAGGTGCTTGATCTGGCAGTTGACATGTTGACAACAATGTTTGTTGTCGGATGCGCAACCTTTGGATTTGTGATCTTGCTGTTTGTTGTATTTATGCGAGTACATGCAATCTAACTCAAAAGGAGGAAAGCATGAGTAGGAGGGTAAACGGCACAAACAGGGCCGCTGAATTATGCGGAGGTAGTAAATACACTGGATATGCCAAACCAAAGAAAAAGGCCGCAAGCTTGACGGAGCTGAACGACCATTTAACAAAAAAATTACAATTACAGTTTAGCAGGTGCGCAGGAGGAATGCAAGATGGAAGAGAAAAAAAAGATTGAAATCCCGTATGAGGAGTTTACAGAGCTGGTCTTATTAAAAGGACGAGTAAGTGCAACGCTGGCATATTTAAAAGCCAAATCGGGGACTATAGTAGATGATGATGTGATGATTGCTTTGCTTGATGGTGAAGAAAATGAACAGCCGGTGTGATAGCTGCGAAGCAGACGAGTGCTGTAAATGCAGAGATAGGGCAAAACAAAGAAAAAACAGGCAGAACGTAATGGAGGAATGTGAACGTGAATTTATACCAGATCAACGCGGAAATTATGAATGCGTTTGAAAATGCCTTAGATCCAGAGACAGGAGAGATTGTTGATACAGAAGCGTATGCGGCCATTGATAGCTTACAGTGCGATCTTAATGAGAAAATAGAAAATATCCTTTTATGGATTAAAAATTTGCAGTCGGATGCAGAGGCACTGAAAAAAGAAAAAATGGCCTTTGCAGATCGACAATCAAGAGCGGAAGCGAAAGCCGAAAGCCTTAAAGAATATGTCAGCGGGGTGCTGAATGGACAGAAGTTCCAGACGGAGCGTGTATCAGCATCATGGAGAAAGTCAGAAGCTGTTGAATTTGCTGGTGATGTCAACGCCTTGCCGCAATCCTGTATCAAGATTGCTGATCCGGTAGTGGATAAGACAGCACTTAAGAAGCTCTTGAAAAGTGGCACAGAAGTCAAAGGGGCACGGCTGGTTGCAAGGCAGAATCTCCAGATTAAGTAGGTGAGAGTATGGATGAGAAGAAGAAAAATATTTATGAGACGATAACTGCCGTCATGGCTGAAATCGGAGCGGTTGGAAAGGATAGCCGAAATGAACAGCAACGATTCATGTATCGCGGTATTGATGCTGTCATGAATGCGATCAATCCGGCGCTGATAAAACACAAATTATTTGTTGTGCCGGAGATTTTGGAACAGAGACGTGAAGAACGTCTCACGGCAAAGGGCGGAAATCTGATCTACTCCATCTGCACTGTGAAATATACTTTTTATGCAGAAGATGGATCTTCCGTTTCTGCAACGGTGATCGGTGAAGGAATGGACAGCGGCGACAAAGCGACCAACAAAGCAATGTCAATAGCATTTAAATATGCGTGCTTCCAGGTTTTTTGCATCCCGACAGAAGAAATGAAAGACCCAGATGCAGAAACACCGCTGCCGAGTAAGCCAGTGCTTGAAGCGGGGTACGTAAATGAATTATTTGCCGAGCTTCAACGAACTGGGGTAGGCCTTAAAGGAATATTGCAGACATACAATGTGACTGACGTGCATGATCTTAGACTTGAGGATTGGAAAAAAGCAATGGAAATACTTAATAAAAAGCCAGACAAGGCAGATGAGGGTCTTACGCGGAAGTGAGGTAGCTTATGGAGTGTAAATGCACATTAACTGATGTAACGCGAGACTGGGCAACGGGAAAACTCCGTGTAACTTTCGAAGCTGAAGACGATATATCAGGCCAGATTGATGGCATGCGGGATAAAACCCTTAGGTTGACTGCAAAGCAGTGGAGAGACAAGCGCAGCCTTGACAGCAATTCTTATTACTGGGTATTGCTGTCTAAGCTGGCAGAGGCAGCACATATCTCAAAGCCAAGAGCGCATAACCTTATGCTTAGAGGATATGGACAGGTAGAGTTGTTTGACGGTTCTCGATACTATGTGCGGATACCTGACACAGAGGAAGCAGAAAATGATGTGATTGAAAGAGAGACATTTCATTTAAAACCCACATCACAGGTTGTTGCCGGAAGTGATGGCGTAAGCTATAGAACTTATGTGTTGCTCAAAGGATCCAGCAATTACGACAGCGCAGAAATGTCACACCTATTGGATGGTCTGATAAGCGAATGCAAGGCGGCTGGGATAGAAACAGCCACACCGGAAGAATTGGAGCGGATGAAGCAGCTATATGAACAGAACCACAAACGTTTTGTTGGTCTCAACAAAACGAATTAGGAGCTAAGTAAAACATGAAAAGACTGTATAGCACTTTAACAGATGATCTGGAGCATTGCATCATCACCAGATCAAGCAACGTGGCTATCCATCACGTCTTTAACGGAGCAAATCGGAAGCTGTCGGAGAAGTATGGGTTTCTGGTGCCGCTCCGTCCGGATTGGCACAATATGACGCCGTACAGTGTCCACATGGATCAGAGGTTTGATGAGAGCCTGAAGCGCAAGGCTCAGCGGTATTATGAGACTCACTACGGGAGTCGGGAAGACTTTCGCCGGGAGTTTGGCGAATCATATTTATGATATCTAGGCAAGTAGAAAGGAAAGCTATGGATTTTAGATTAACATCTGCTGCAACAGAAACTGTATATAATGCGATTGGCGTAGGTAAGGAAAACGCCACAAACCGTAGGGAATTATGCCGGGTAACTGGATTACCAGACAGAGCGGTACGGAAAGCGATTGAGATACTGCGGTATGATCGCCCAATTCTCACAGCAGATAACGGACTGGGCTATTATATCCCACGTACAGATGCACAGGGACGGCGTGAAGCGGTCCGATGGATTGAGACACAGGATAGAAGATGCAGAAGCATAAAGACGGCAGAAAGAGGTGCTAAGCGTTTCGCGAGGAACATGAAGCCACCTGATAAAGAGAAATATGAGCAGCTATCATTGTTTGGAGGTTGTTGTGATGGGTAAGACACAGAGAGAAAAGGGAAAACGCGGAGAAAGGGAGCTCGCCGGAGTGTTCCGGGAGTACGGATACGATGCCAGAAGAGGGCAGCAATACTGCGGCGCAGCAGGTAATGCTGATGTGATTGGGCTTCCAGGTATCCACGTTGAGTGCAAGAGGGTTGAGAAACTCAATCTTCTGGATGCGGTAGCACAGGCAGTGCATGATGCGCTTCCCGGACTCCTCCCGGCGGTATTCCACAGGCGGGATCGCTGCGAATGGTTGGTAACCATGCGGCTTTCCGACTGGATAAAAATTTACCGGGAGTGGGAGGCTGGGAGAAATGAGAGATAGCTTAATTTTTTACAGCAGTTTTGCAAAGGCTATCAAGCGGCTACCAGAAAATCAACAGCTTAAAGCGCTATGGTCCATCATTGATTATGGGCTGGAAGGAGAAGAACCAGAAGACACTGGAGAGCTGTATATGTCCATATACGAGATGGCCAAACCACAAATTGATGCCAATATCAAGCGAAAGGTCAATGGATCAAAAGGCGGGCGACCAGCAGAAGATATTTCGGAAGAAGAAAATGGGCCTGTAGTTGGAGCATTTAAGCTTAATGATGGGACATTATACGAAGTAACAGAAACTGCGCTTGATAAGATGCAAAAGCTGTACCCGGGTGTTGATTGTAGGCAAGAGCTTAACAAGATCATCGGGTGGTGTGATTCGAACCCTACACGCCGAAAAACACGGAAAGGTGCACCACGTTTTCTGAACAGCTGGTTTGCGAGAGAGCAAGATAAATCGGCAAAGGCTGGGAAAAGCCAGCCTAAAAAACAGAATGCATTTTTTAACTACGATCAGCGCGATACAGACTATAACAGCATAATGCAGGATAAAGTAAAAGAGTGGATGGATAATGATAAGTCACAATGATAAAGTTACATACCATGAAAAAAGTGTAAAAAAGAAAATGGCCGAGCTGGCATATTTGGAAAAATACCCATCTCCTATGAGCGAAAGCTTCAGGAGACCAGCATATGACGGCACGGCTTTATGCCCAGATCCAAACAGACGGACGCATAAAGCTATAAAAAAGGTATCCACCCCGATCCAAAACGGGGATGATACATAGATAAAAAACTTGTGGTCGGTTTATATGTCACGATATACACTCTGACCGATAATTTTACCTGGGCCGGGAGCCTATCACAGTCCTCCATTTCCCGGCCCAAAAGGAGGGACCACAGAGCAGCACAAAAAAGCCCACAAACATGAGTAATTACTAATAACGGCGGGAATTTGGAAAGGGGAAAAAATGAACAAAAAAGTACAGAAAATAGAGCCGGAAGAAGGATACAAAGGTTTTCTTGCTATCCGCTGTGAAAAGTGTGGGATGCTGAATGCGTATTGCGGAAGACGGAAGTCAGATCATTACAGGTGCAGATGTGGAGCGATCACTCCGCTGCATGATCTTGTAAGGGTATATGTTTATTGCGAATGCAGGCGCAGTGCTGTATACAGGACCAATGTAACAGATCCAGTATTCGTATATGAAAATAATTTTCCGAAAAGCAACTTTAATAATGTGGCACATGTAAGAAATAAAGCTGGTGAGAGCGAGTATTTTTGTGAAAATGCTAATTCAGTGAGGTTGAAAAAAACGGCAGAGGTTATCACGCTAAAAGAAATTCCAGAGGAATTGAAAAATACTTTGATACCTACTGGAGAATACATGACAAAACAATGCTTTTGGTTTAACAAGAAATATCTGAAACAACAGATTAAAGATTTTATAAAATCATACTAAAAAATAGAAAAGGATCTTTACAAGAATATAAAAAGAGGTAAAAGAAGTGAAGAAAACAGTTTGCGAATTGTTCGCCGGAGTAGGTGGCTTTAGATGTGGGCTTAATAATATAAGAACAGCAGAAGATTATGGAAAAGAAGAAAAATGGGATACCGTTTGGTTTAGTCAGTGGGAGCCAGCAGAGAAAAATACACAGTACGCACATGATTGTTATGTATATCGATTTGGAACACGATTAGATAATAATGGTGATGATACCACGAATTATAATATTGAAGATGTGGATAAGACAACACTTCCTGACTTTAATTTGCTTGTTGGTGGATTCCCGTGTCAGGACTATTCTGTAGCTTCTTCATTAGCTACTTCCAAAGGACTCGAGGGAAAAAAAGGAATTTTATGGTGGTCAATACGTGAGACCTTAGAAGCAAAGAAACCACCATTCGTATTATTAGAAAATGTTGATAGATTGTTAAAATCTCCTGCAAAACAAAGAGGTAGAGATTTTGGTGTGATTCTTGCATGTTTTCGAGATGAAGGATATACAGTGGAATGGCGTGTGATAAATGCTGCGGAATATGGGTATCAGCAGAGACGTCGTAGAACATTTATTTTTGCCTATAAAAATAATACAAAATATGCGGATAGAGTTTTAAATACAATTGGATATACAGATGCATTGGAAGAAGAATATAAGAAAGAATGTATGGAAAATGTAATCTTAAAAGAAGGCTTTTTTGCAGAAACATTTCCAGTAAATAAAGCAGAGTCTGCTAAGATGAAAATTAAGAAACTGCCGGTAGAAGTAGGTGAAGTCTCCGAAACATTTCAATGTGCATTTGAAAATTCCGGAATAATGAAAGATGGAATAATATATACAATGAAGACCGTTCCCGATTATCATGGAAAGCAGATTACGCTTGGCGATGTTATGGAAACTGGACAAGTAGAAGAGCAGTATTTTATTCCGGAAGAAAAATTATATTATACAGATCCAACAGTCACACATAGCGATGAAACGGATCAGTGTCTTTCAAAGGAAGATAGACAGACCTGGCAGTACCTGAAAGGTGCAAAAAAATTGTTGCGTACAAGTTCGACAGGTCATGAATATGTATTCTCAGAAGGTGCTATTCCTATGATCGATCAGGAAGATAAACCGGCACGTACAATGCTGACATCTGAGGGTGGATTCAGTAGAACAACTCATATTGTGAAAGATAAGATGACTGGAAGAGTGAGATTACTTACTGCAGCAGAAGCAGAACGAATCCAGGGATTTCCTACAGACCATACAAAGTATTGTTTGGTTAAAGGAGAGACTGTGAAGATGCCATTAAGAAAACGTAGATTTATGATGGGAAATGCATTGGTTGTTAATCTGGTGGTAGATATGGAGAAGACATTATCTGTGATATTTAACAATGAATAA